AATACTCCTTGTCCAGCTCCAGGCGGATTACTTGGAGATAAAGCAATAGAGTTTTGGGAAACCTATCCAGAATTAAGACCAGATTATGAACACTACATTAAGCAAAAAGAATATATTGAAAAAATTAATGCCGATAAAGTTTGCACTAATTGTGATGTGCAGCCTATTACTCTCAACATACACGAAGGCTGAAACTTTAACTACTGGTAATTTATTACCTAATGCTAATGATGGTGTAGATTGGAACTCGTCTGCTACTGATTTAATTAATGATGGTGGCAGCGGATATGTTACTAATAATTCTACAGTAAATGGATTTACAATTACTTGCCCAGCATCACAATCTAATTGTGGTTATAAGTATGATGTTGGAGGGGATTTTGAAGTAACTGGTACAGCTTCGGTAAGTGCCAATGACATTTCTTTGACCAGCAATTCTATTACCCAGCAAATGTTGGATAATGGAATTACTTTAAATAGTAAAATTGATATTGCTAACTGTGAAAGTGTCCAGGGTAATTGTGAAAATAAAACTGGCAGCAACGATACACATACAACTACTGTTGTTTTAAATGATAGTAGCGGTAATGTATTAAGCACAGTATCACAAACACGAACAGAAGTTACTGGATTTCATGGTAACTGTAATGGTTATCCTGGAGCAAGTGGGGATGGTAGATCAGCTGCTTGTGGTCAATATACAGATACTTTAATATTTAATGATGTTGGAAGTAATAATGTAGATTGGTCATGGTCTGGTACTGATAGCCATGGTTCATCATCTAATAGAGGTGGTCCAAATTTATTAGGCGCTTCTCTTAATATGATTTATTCTAATACAGAATACAATCCTATTGATGATACTATTGAAGAAGAAATAAATAATATTATTGTTGAGTATGAAGAACTACCGCCAATAACAGAACTACCAATCTTTGAAGATATAACTTGGGAAGAAGATTTTATTTTTCAAGATGAATTATTTGAAGAAGAATTTGAAATAATTTTTTTAGAAGATTTTGAATCTTTTGAAGAATTTGAAACACTAGAAGAATTTGACACAGTAGAAATTACAGAAGAATTTGAATCTTTTTTAGAAGAAGAATTTACCGAAGAAGAACTGGAAATTTTAGAGGAAGAATTTGCTGATGAATTTGAAGAACTTAATGATAATGTTATGGATGAAGTTCTTGACGAAGAACCAACCGAACTCGTTGCCACAGAAACAGAAGAAGAAATTTTTGAAGAAGAAGCAACAGAAGAAAAAGAAGTTGCAACTGCCGAAGAAGAAAAAGAAGAAGTAATTGAGGAGAAAGAAAATGAAACCATTACAGAAAAAGAAACCAAAACCAAGGAAGCCAAAGGGTTACTAGAAGAAGATAAAGAAATAGAAGTTGTTAAAACAGAAGATAACAAAATTAATATTGATGTAGTTGAAAATGTTTCTGTTGTAGTAAAAGAAATTTCTTTGTTTGATAATGGTAATAAATTAGCTGCTTACGAGGATAATGATTTTTACCAACCAGAAACTATTTATTCTGATGTTGATAATGCTTTGTTCATCCAGGCAGATTTATCAATTTACAATAAAGGAATTTATTTAAACATAGGTTTAGATAATTATATTTCAACTGATCCAGTTGGAAACCATGAACAAAAAATTTACGATTTAAAGGTACAAAAACTATCTGTGATGATTGAATTACAAAGGTTAAAGGATTTATTATGATACAAAAATTAACTAACTACGCATCTATTATAGGTGTGATTGGTGCTATTGGTGGTGGCTTTTATGCCTGGGGAGAATTTAATACTAGACTTGATAGTATAGAGAATAAAGAATTTGTTGTTAATGAAACAGTTGATCTTGCTCCAGTAAATGAAAAAATTAATGGATTACAAGTAGAAATATTAGATAGAATGTCTGCACTAGAAGATGAGTGGATGGCTAGAGATAATGATACTAACGATGTTATATTAGATGATATTGCTGGTTTAAAATCAGATGTTGAAGATTTATTTGAAAAAGCATCTAAAGCTGATAGCCAACTACAACTAAATATTGTCGAGTTATCTGATAAAACTTTTAAAGAGTTTGGTAAAACTAGAGATTTAATTAATGATCTGTCTAAAAAAATTGCTGTTGCTGAAAAGCAAAGTGAACTTAATAAAATATTAATTGATGAAATTAAAGCGGAAGCAAGTAATCCTTTAGGTGGATAATGATTAAAATATTTATGGCTATAATTATTTCTTCTATGCCAGGATGGGAGTCAGTTAGATACCAAGGTTATATATATCCTGATTTGGAGTCATGTTTATTATCTACAGAATTATATATTAATGATTTTAAAGAGATTGCAAAAAATAGAGGAGATAAAAATATTCATTTTGAATCAACTTGTTTTGAAATTAATTCATATCCTATAGAAAAATTTAACAGTATTAAGTTAGGAATATAATGTCTAGTTGGGAAAAAGATGTAGCAGAATTAAAAACAGATATTAAATATTTGCGTGAGGATATTGCTATAATGCAAAAACAAATAAGAGATTTAAATGTTTCTGCTAATACTGGCATGGGTTTTTTTAAAGGAATTTTAATTATAGGATCAATACTAGCTGCGATTTATACTTGGTTAAGAATAGTAGATTAGTTTGTCTTACGAAAAAATTGCCAAAGGTGTGCAATCAGAATTTATTGCAGCAGCTTGGTTAAGTAAAAAAAATTATACGATATACTGGAGAACACAAGACAATGATGTCATTGATCTTGTTGCCGTGCATCGTGTTACTGGTAAAGTTTTAAAGATAGATGTTAAAACAGCATCATATCGCAAGACCTGGAAGCCAGGCACAATGATTAATAGAAAAGAAAGCGAATATCAAAAACAATTAGGAGTTAAAATTTTATATGTCTTTAAAGATGGAAGCTGCAAATTTAAATGAGCTTAAAAAAAGAGTAAAAATCCATGAGGGTTTTTCTGCAAAACCTTACAAAGATACACTAGGTAAAATGACAGTAGGTTACGGACATCTATGTGTGGAAGATTTTTGGGATGAAAATACTGAATATACTGAAGCACAACTAGATCGTATATTTGATACAGACTTTGACAAAGCCATTGAGGGTGCAGCCAGAGTATGTGAGGGTATGGATTTACCTGATAAAAAATTTGGTGTGTTCATAGAAATGGCGTTCCAGCTTGGAGCTACTGGTTTGTCTAAATTTAAAAAAGCTCTAGCAGCGGCTAAAGATCACGAATGGCAAATTTGCCATGATGAACTTTTGTCAAGCCGTTGGCATAAACAGACGCCAAATAGAGCGAAACAGTTGGCGGCAATAATGTTGGAGGATTAATATGGAAAAAATAAAATATTTTTGGAATGGACTTACGAAGCGAGGTAAAATTCTTGTAGTGGCTGTTATAGTTATTGTAGCGGTTATTGCTTGGGGTCAATTCTAATGTTTAATTTATTACTAGGACCTTTGACCGATATAGTTGGTACTTCGGTCAAGGGTTTTATTGACAACAAAAAAGCAAAAACAGAATTAAAACTTACAGAAATTAAAGCATCTAAAAAAAGGATGGAAGATATTGCTGCTGGTAAAATCGCCTGGGAGCAATCAGCTGTAGATCAAATGCAAAGCAGCTGGAAAGACGAATTTTGGACTCTTATCTTTGGAGCAATTTTGGCAGGATGCTTCCTGCCTTGGACACAAGATTATGTTGCAAAAGGTTTTATTTTTTTAGATGAACACACGCCTCAATGGTTTGCCACTTGTTTAATTATCTGCATTAGCGCCAGCTTCGGCATCAAAACAGCTAAAGGAGCTATAGGTATTTTTGGCAAGAAGAAGTAAAAAAAAAATAATTACATTACCTGGTATGTGGTTTTTTTCTAAAAGTAGAATAGACCAAGAAGAATATAAAAAGAATAATAGACCAGTTGAATGTAAAAATTGTAATCATGCAGCCATATACTCAAATGACCATTTAAGGACCTGGATGTGTGGAAATTGCAAATTTAACGAATTTCGGTCAAAAAAAGAAGCTCATATTTAGCCGTCAGCGGCTTTGTAGCACTTGCTCCTTGTGATTATACCCCCCTAAATTTACTGTAAAAGTAGTTTTGCAACCTTATCTGAATTTTCATTGGCAACTGTATTCATCTGCCATTCTTTCCCTCTACGATATAATTTTGTCATCGCTTCTGAAGTATGTCGCAAATGTTTTTGTGCATCTACTCCGAGGTATCCTCTTATAACAGCTCCAAAACTTCTAAAAGTGTGAGTTGATACATTTCCATCAAAACCAATAGATGTAAAATCATTCTTAATATTCTTTAGTATTACTTTGTATGCTTTTGTCGTACCCTCCCTGGATGGATATAGTAATTGTTTTGGATTATGTTTAAATTTTTTCAATTCGTTTAACCAGGGCAAATAAATTTCATTTGTATATATAGGTCCACAATAGACTTTACCCTCCGACTCATCTGTTTTAAATACTTCAGCAGTAACATTCTCTTTAATATTAGTTGTCTTATTAATATCAAAGTAATGAAGTTCTGTATTATAATCTAAAGAAGTTAAAGGTATAACTTCTGATATTCTTCCATTAAATAAAGCTAAAGTAAAATAAAAATTATACCAAAATAAATCTCTTTTTTTTGAATAATCTAATACCTTTCTCAAAGTAGGTAATAATTTTTCTTCAGGATTTAAACCTTTAAATATTTCTGGTGTTTTTGGTTTATGTCTTTTTTTAGCCGATCTAAATTCAGAACGATCCACTTGTTTTGTTAAACCAAATTGCACACCCATTTTATTATAAAAACCAGTATCTAATATATTTCCTAGTGTCGCCCAGGCGTTTTTATTATCTCTTATTGTAAATTCCACTAACATTTTATCTGATAATAATTTTAAATATTGTATGTCTATATTTTTAATTGGATAATTTGCTAATGTGGTTTGTCCATCTTCTGATAATAATTTTAATTTATTCCAATTTCTATTAATATCATCGTAATAAGTTTTTTTAATTATTCCCGCATCTAATTTGCCTTTTTCTTTCGCTATGTAAATTAATGCAGCATCTTCTACTTTAGGATTTTTTAAATTAAATATTCCCGTCTTTAAATTATCTTCTTCTTGTCTTTGTAATTCTTTAATTTCTTCTTTAGTTTCAGCAAAAATAGTTTTTATTATTTTTTGTTTATTTTGATCGTATATTCTAAAATGAAATTTATTTGTCTTTTTTTTATTCAATAAAGACTTTGGCGTTGGACTCCATTCTCTAATTATTATGTTTATCATATATTGTATGATATCTACTATATGAAAAAAAATACGAAGTAAAGCGATCACTTATCACTTAATCACTTATCATTTTTCTGATCGGTCTATTTCAGACTAATACAGTTTATCCCAGTTTTATGCAGTTTTACACATACTATAAAGTTGTTGAAAACCTTAAAAAATACCTTAAAATCTGGTTTGGGACCAGGGGGTCGAAGGTTCGAATCCTTTCTCCCCGACCATTTTTTAACAATTTTATTTATTCTGATCACTATTCTGATCATTTGGTAAAAAAAAACGAATGACCTACCTGGTCTTTTTAGGTAAAGGTTTTTTTGATCTTGGATCAATTTCATTAGGTTTAACTTTTCCTACTAATTTATACACATAAACCCAATTTCCACATCTTTTACCCTCCCATTGAAAATGCAGCTTTTCTGGTGGATCATCATATTGACCTAAAACTAGAGGATCAAAATTACTATTTGTTACAACCATTAATTTTTTGCCTTTAAATAAGCTAACCCACAATCACTACAAAAACCAAATTTATCTATAATTGCAGTAGCTTCTTTTTCGCAGTTTTCAGATCGACAAATTAATTTTTGTTTAGACAATGTGTTTAATGCTTTTATTATATCAGGATGATCTTCACGCCTTAAATCGCTTGTATTTGCTCCTGGAAGCCATTTACCTTTTAATCGCATTTATGCTTATGATGGAGCTTTTTAAGGTATTCTACCCACTTTTCTGGTTTTATATTCTTAAATATAGTTGATACTCTAGGCGATACTTGCTGCACATTAAAAGAAACAATAGTATCATCGTTTATGTCTTTAGTTGTGTAATAAATAACAAATCCAGGCACTTTTAATCTATCGGCTACTGTTTTCGTTAATCTAAAAGTTTTATATTCCTGACCTATATTTTTAGTTAATTCTATTATGGCTAATGGACAAGAATGTTTTTTACATACTTCTATTGCATCTAAATCAATATAAGCCAGACCCTCAAACTGCCTATGCCACCTGGAGTAAGGATTTTGTGGCTGGTCTGAATACCAATGTCTAGCCACCAGGTATCCATATAGATCGTGCTACATTTGGCTGATAGTATAACTTGTGTTGTTTTACTAAAGATCGAACCATGTAATGCACTTGTGATTTTGCTTTTATATTTAGATGGTTTTTTATTTCATCATAAGTCGGAGGAACTTCATTCGCCTTAATATAATCTTTTACAAATTTAATTAATTTAAGTTGTTTTTTTGTCATCTTGTTTTTCAAACATTGGTTTTAATTTCTTAATTTCTTCTTTTAGTTGATCATTTTCATTTCTTAATTTCATATTGTCCGCTATTTTCATTTCAAATCTTTTTAAGATTGTTTTATTAAGCTCTCTTAATTCAGCGATTTTGTCTTTTTCTTTCTGTTCCATAAAATCTTTTCAATATACATAACGGAGTCCATTAACTCCTCTTGTAAGTTTTCTAATGCAGAAGTATCGCCCATATCCGCTTGATCAAAAGTATTTCCAAATTTAACAATGCCTTTGTTTGCTCTCCGTAAAATTTTATCATTTACAATTTGTGCAATTTTGTCTTTTGTAATTGTCATATATTTATTTTTCTTTGACCTTTTAAAAATTTTTTAATTCTTTGATTTTGGAACAATACTTCTTTTGCTAATTTTTTATCTTTTAATCTTTTTGCAGCATCTTCAAGTAATCTATTAATAAAATTTTTAGCATGATTTTTTTCAAATATTAATTTTTCTGATGCACTCATATATTTATCTCCTTAACCCATGTTTCTAATTTTTGTCTTGATATGTAAAAAGTTTTTCCAATTTTTTTCATTTCTAAATTTTTATTTCTTCGTAAATTATATACTCTTTCTTTAAGAGCTTTTTCAGTTAGCTGCGGCTGGTCCGAAAATAAAATCTTTCCAACCGCAACTGAATCTAACAACACCAAACTATTCATAGGAGTATTTATTTATTTTAAAAAATCCAAGTCATCCACATTACCATCTGTGTCAAAACTTGTATTACTAGC